GCCACCATCGCCGTGAAAGCAAACCTGGACGCGCTCAAGCAGGAATACGCAGCATCTTCACAGGAAGTGTCAAAGCTGGAAGGCCAGCTCACTGCCAACACCAAGGCGATGCAGAACAACGCGGACGCCGTCACCCGCGCAAACACCAACCTGAACAACGCCCGTGCCGCGCTTCGCCAGACCGAATCCGAGATCAATTCCACCATCGGGCAGTTGGCACGTATGCGCTCCGCGTGGACGCAGGCAGGGGAGACGCTGTCGGCATTCGGCACGAAGTGCGCCGCTGTAGCGAAATCCATGGAGAAGACGGGCAAAGTCATGACCAAAACCGTCACTACTCCGATCCTGGAATTGGGCGGCACGGCACTGAAGGCGTCTATGGAGTTCGAGAGCGCGTTCACCGGCGTCCGGAAAACCGTCGACGCCACCGAGCAAGAATACGCGCAGCTGGCTGAAACAATTCAGCAGATGAGCACCGAGATCGCTGCATCCACCACGGACATCGCAGGTGTCATGGAAGGCGCCGGCCAACTGGGCATAGCGAATGAGAATCTGGTAGATTTTACCCGGACGATGATCGATCTTGGCAATTCGACGGACATTTCTGCCGATGAGGCTGCGACCGCCATCGCACAGTTTGCCAACGTGAGCGAGATGGCACAGTCTGATTTCTCCAATTTCGGCTCCACGCTGGTAGACCTTGGCAACAACTTCGCTACGACGGAATCCGCCATCATGAACATGGGTACCGCGCTGGCGTCGGCGGGTTCGCAGGTCGGGTTGACAGAGCCGCAGATTCTGGGTTTCGCCACGGCGCTGTCTTCCGTTGGCCTGGAAGCCCAGGCGGGGGGCACCGCATTCAGCAAAGCGATGATCCAGATGCAGGTTGCCGTGGAAACCGGCAATGATTCCCTGCAGGATTTCGCCAGGGTATCCGGTATGACTACAGACGCCTTCAAGGAGCTATGGAAGTCTGACCCGTCCGCGGCGATTCAGTCGTTCATCATTGGACTTTCCAAAATGGATGAGGAAGGCATCTCCGCCATCGCTACATTGGAGGACATGGGATTCAAGGAAGTCAGGCTTCGCGATACGCTGCTGCGCGCCACCAACGCCACCGAGCTGTTCAAAAATGCACAGGTCACAGCGGCGAACGCGTGGAAGGAAAACACCGCACTGTCGGAGGAAGCCGGCAAACGCTACGCCACCACGGAATCCAGGTTGCAGAACCTCAAAAATACTGCCGTCCTCGCCGCACAGCAGATCGGCAACGACCTGACGCCCATATTCCAGCAGCTGATTGACGGCGCGAGGGAGCTCGTTGAAAAGTTCATGTCGCTGGACGAGGGCACGCGGCAGATGATCATCAAGATCGCTGCCGTGACCGCTGCCGCCGGTCCGGCATTGCTGCTGTTCTCCAGGATCACCAGCGGGGTAGGAAGTGTTTCCACTGCGCTCGGCAAGTTTTGCACCTCCGTTGCCACAGCAGGCGGCGGGTTTCAGGGGTTCGTTTCCGTGCTCGGGAAATCGCCGTCTATCTGGGTGGCGATTGCCGTCGCGACGGTTGCGGCAACTGTCGCCATCGCGGACTATGTTTCCGGGGCGAAAGAAGCCCGCGAAGCGCTCAAGGACATGGCGGAGACAGCGAAAGACTGGAAAAACACCGCAGCAGAAACATTCTACGGGAAATCGGATGGGCTCAACGCTTTTGGCATGAGCCGGAGCGACTTTGTGCGCTCGGCCGCTGACGCGCAGAGTTGGAAAGACGGACTGATTGCCGTCTGGGAGGATGGACAGAAGGAGACGGAGGACATCATCAAAAGGTGGACGGATTCCTTCAAAGGATTGACGTCTTCTACCCGGGCGGAGCTGGAAGAACTGAAAGCCGCTGCCGATGAAGGCGGCTATACGTCCGTATCCAAGGAACTCGCCGCTGATATCAAGACGCTCGACTCGATGGACAAGGAAGTCGGGAGGCTCTTGAAGAAGCGGAAGAACGGCTTGCTTACCGACAAAGAAAAGATCCGGCTGCAGGAGCTGATAGACGCCCGTGACGTCATCGAGGTCAAGTACAACCTGACGCCTGCTGACGCGGACGGATTTGACGCCATTGGAAAGAAATTGGAAGCCGAAATTGCCAGAGCCCATGCAATGGGCAAAAAAGGCGTCGATGCTGCTGTGTATGAGGATGCGATCGTCGCTGCCGGTGAAGGCATGGCGGCGATCAACCAGTCGCTGAACGAACAGTATGACAAGGAATACGCCGTCATCCAACTCATAGAAGAAAGCGCTGAAAAACAAAAGACGCTGGACGAACTGAACGCGCGGTACAACCAGCAGCGGCGTGACGCCGCACTTGAATACGCAAAGACGCTTTCCGGCCTGGCCACACCCGTGTGGAGCCAGGAGGATATTCAGGAAGCGAAGGCGCAGGTTGGCGATCTGTTCACCACACTGCGCGAATACAGCATGGCAAGTGAGGAGGATAAGCCTGCTATCCTGACGGAGCTGAAAGACCTGTCCTCCCTGATGGACGAAGGCGCGATGACGGAGTATCTGGGTGTACTGACACAGATCCAATCTCTCATGGACGAAGGCCTGACGGAAAATGAAGTGCGGGACCTGTTCCCCGATATCGACGTGTCTTCCGCGCTGGACCAGTTCGCGGGGCTGGCGGATTATCTCGACCTCATCAAGACCGACCTGCCCGGTCTGTATTCCATGTTCAATGAATCGCTGGCGGAGGAAGTGCTGACCATTGCCACGGATCTGGACATGACCGGTGCGCAGAGCCGGTGGGATGCTTTCGCTGCCAATCCCGGCGCCATCACCACGGATGCCATCGTGAACAGCTATACGGAAGCGGAAAACGCTGTGAAGCAGCAACCCCATGTGGACGCATTCATCGACAAGTATACGGAAAAGGCAGAAGGCGCGGACAAGACTTCGCTTACTCCAGAGGGCATTCTTGCCTATGTGAACGCCTATGCGGAAGCGACGACGGGTGCGGATGTCTCCGGTCTGACACCGGATAACGTAACCGCGATGGTCTCAGCGTATCAGGAGCTTGCTGCCGGTGCGGATGTCACCGCACTGAAACCGGACGAGATCACAGCCTACATCATGAAATATCTCGACGGTGAAGGGGTCGATATCTCGGCGCTTTCACCCGGCGCTGTGACGGCTTTTGTCATGGCATACGAGGAGATTGCCGGCGGCGCGTCTCAAACCGCGCTTGCGCCTGGCGGCATTGCCGCGATGGTCGCCAGGTACCTCGAAGCGGAAAGCGTGGATATTTCCAGGCTGTCGCCGGATCAGGTCGAAGGCATCGTCAGCGCGTATTCCGAAGCGACAGGCTGTGACAAGTCTGAGCTGCTGACCTCATTTACCGCCTATATCACAGAGTATAAAGAAGCGGAAGGCGTCGTCTTCCCGCAGCCGAAAACGCGGGTGGTCATTACGGGTTACGACTATCTGGGCTTTAGACAGTTCTCGGAAGAGAACCCGGATATCCGGCTCGAGGTGCCCGTCCGTCTCGGAGAGCTGGAAGAAGGAGAACTTGGAAAGTACATCGAAGGCGGCAGGCTGAAGGTCTGGCAGGACGGCATAGAGATCCCGGTTAAAGCCGTTCCCGAAGGCGCGCTGACGCCTGACACCATTGCGTCGCTGGATTCGGATGGGACGCTGCATGTCATCATCACGCCGGAAGTACAGGGCACGCAGGAAGCCATAGACAAGATCAGTCCGCTGGTAGATGAGGTAGATAAGCTGGGCACGACAACCCTTGGAAGGGCAGTTGGAATAGTGCCTGCAACCACGATGGATATGATTGACAGCGCCATTGGACGCATTGAATCGTATCAGAAGACGCTGGACTATAACTGGTGGGACAAGTTCTGGGCTTCCGTCGTCGGTGAATCCACAGATCTTGGCATACTGGATCAGAGTATGAAGTACGACTTCAGCGCGGATACCGTTGCTGAGCTCTCCGCCTATGCTGCAGAGGTTGCTGCTGCCATAAAGAGCGGCGCGGAAGTTTCTGAAGAGGACATGGCGAATCTGCAGAACATCGTCACGTTCCTGAACGGTCTGGACGTCACAGGTACCGGTGTACACATCAGGGAAGGCATTGCCCAGGGGATGACCGAAGCCGGATGGGATTCGGATGCGGAAACCGTGGCATCCGATCTGCAGGCAGCGCTGAATGCTGCCTTTGGCAGCCACTCTCCGGCGCAGCGCATGGTACCGCTGGGCAGCAACGTCTCTGCGGGTATCGGGCAAGGTGCGGCGCAGTACAGCTTTGCCGGAGATGCCGGAACGGTCGGCTCCAACCTGACCGGCGCGATGAACGCTGTAGTCAACGCCAACACGTTTGTTTCTACCGGGCTGAATGCCATGTACGGCTTCGCACGGGGCATCCGAAACGGATCGAGCAGTGTAACGGCTGCCATTCGCTCAGTTGCCCGCGCTGCGGTACGGGCGGCGAAGGACGAGCTGATCATTGAATCGCCGTCGCATGTATTTCGCGATGAAGTCGGCGCGATGGCCATGAAGGGGTTCGGCGAAGGTATCGTTGAGGAAACTGAAGCGCAGGCGAAGGTCATCCGAAACGCCGCGCGGTATCTGACAACGACCGCGCAAAGCGGCGTGAACGCGGCTACTACTTATGACCTGCGCAAAACGACCTATAATCAGGACGCTTCCGCGACGATTCAAGTGGATAAGCTGTATGTCCGCGACCAGCAGGATGTGCGGTCTCTGGCAATAGAAATCGCGTCGTTGACGAAACGGCAGCAACGCGGAAAAGGACTGAAGTTCGCATGACCTACAGTCGGTGTTTTCGTATCCACGCCAAGAGCGCATCGTAGTCCATGGCGCCAGAAGCGACTCCGATACCGGCTTCGATAACATCATCATTTGTGCAGCCCATATGGATACCATTGACTTCAAGAAATGTCAGCATGACGTACATGCCGATGCGCTTGTTTCCATCGACAAATGCATGATTCGAAATCAGTGAGTAACCAAGTCGCGCGCCTTTTTCTTCCTTGTTTGGGTACAGCTCAACACCGTCAAACGTCTGGAAAACGCCTTCAAGCGCGCTGTCAAGCAGCCTGACGTCGCGCAGTTCCGCGCTCCCGCCAGTTTCCGCGATAAGCAACTGATGAAGCAACAGAACTTTCTCTTCGGAAAAACGGATCATTTTGCCAGCTCCTCAAATGCCGGTTTGAATTTCTTCAGGATTCGAGCGGCGATAACGTCGATCTTTTCATCGTCGGTCATATCGAAATAGGGGGTGCTTTCCACATCGACAAGGAGATACTTGGGTCTGTTGTTCCGGAATATAATGGCTTGACCGTGTGTGTCAGCGATCCGTGCCACGCGTGAAAAATTCTGATTCGCTTCAGTCGCTGAGACAATTGTATTTGTATTGATGATCATGTTCATCCCTCCTGATTCCTATTATAGCACAGACGATAGGTATATTTCAACCTATTTTAGAGGAAGTGAGAATTTGAACGACTGGTTTGAGTGGAACGGAACACGCTGCACTGAATACGTCATCCATGTGACGGAGCAGCCGCCGATCACGTTGCCGGCCGAAAGAGTGACGTACACCAATGTCCCCGGCAGGGCAGGAAGCCTGACCAGGACCGAAGCACATGATGTGTACGATGATATGATCCTGGTTGTGCAGTGCGTCATCGATGATTCCTCGAAGATCCCTGCCATTGCCGGTTGGCTGAAAGGTGCCGGAACAGTGACCTTCGCCAATCGGCAAGGAGGGCATTATGAGGGGCGAATTGTCAATCAGATACCTTTCGAGAAGATTCTGCGCGGAAACCCACAACGGAGTTTCAGCGTCAATTTTCGCTGCAAACCGTTCTTCTATCTTGATGATAGTCCAGAAATCACCATTACACATTCCGGAGATTTCCTGACGAATCCTGGCTGTGTGGCGTCCGAGCCGGTCATTACAATCACCGGCGACGGCGACATCACACTCATGGTGGGGATGCAGATCATCGAGTTGAACGATGTGGAGGATTCCATTACGATTGACTCAAAGCTGCAGGAAGTCTACATGGACGATACACCCTGTAACGAGAAGATGGAAGGAGATTTTCCGGTACTCACGCCGGGGGTGAATGCCATAAGCTGGGATGGAGACGTGTCGAGCGTGGTTGTGCAGCCAAATTGGCGGACACTATAGCTTGCTCAGGCTTTCATTGAGTCTCAGGATATGCCCCGAAAAGGAGGTGAGACCCTACGATCTGTATCTTCGACAAAGCTACTGCGGATTTCTCCGGCAACGGTATCGGTCCCCTATGCCCATCTTCCTGTGAGGTGTCTGAAACGCTCAACGGCGCGTACGAAGTGACCATGATTCATCCGCTGGACGAACTGGGCAAATGGAAACGCATCGAGTCCGGGCGGATTCTGCGGGTACCGGTACCTGCTGCCATGACGCCGCAGGTCAACCTCATCTCCCAGACGGAGACCGAGATCTATAAGACAAACGGCAGCAGCCGTCCGATTCGCAGTTCCACTTCCGCCAAGGAAAAGGTACTGGCGAAGTATAAGAAAAACAAGCAGGTCGTGTTGATCGAGAAAACCTCCGATTTGTGGTACCAGGTCATCGGGCCGGATGGAAAACAGGGATATATGCAAAAGAGCCATCTGGCCTATGTGCGGACAGACTACTCCCTCGCGGAAGCCACCGGCGAAGTAGTCGAGCCATCCCAGCAGCGGGATCAGCCCTTCCGCATCTACCGTGTCGTGCCTGAACTGGACAGGATCACAATATACGCCCGGCACATTTTTTATGACTTGCTGGATAACATGATCCAATCGTACAAGCCCAACAAGAGCCGAATCGGCTCGGCAGTCGTGGCGGGCATCTCCGACAGTTGTCTGTCTGAGCACGATTTCACCTTCTACTCGGATATCGACAGTGCCGCTGATTCGGAAGCGCTGGAGGACGATGCAAACACCGTGGACTTCGTGAACATGAACCCCGTTGACGCGCTCGTCGGCGACAGCGGGGTGGTTCATTACTACGGCGGCGAATTGGCACGGGACTGGTTTGACGTATATCTCATCAAGCGAGTAGGTCGGGACAGCGGCGTACAGATCCGCGAGGGCAAGAATCTGCTCGGTATCAAATACGACGTAGACGACTCGGACGCAGTTACGCGCATCATGCCGACGGGTGAGGACAAGGACGGGGAACTGCTGTACCTGCCGGAGCTGTATGTGGACAGCCCAATCATGCAGGAAGAGCCTCATGCAAAGTGGTATCACCTCCCCGTGGACGACTGCAAGGAGAATCCGAAGAAGACAGAGGACAATCCGAAAAAGACCAAAGAGCAGTGTTATACACAGATGCGTGCCGCCGCACAAAAGGAATTCGATAGGGGCTGCGACAAACCTACCGTCACCCTGACGGTCGATTTCATCAACTGCGCAGAGACAGAGGAATACAGGCAGTATGGATTCCTTCAGAATATATACCTGGGCGACGGCGTGCGCGTCGTCACCAGACGCCTTGGCATTGCTGTCACACTTCGGATGACGGAATACACCTACGACTGCCTGACGCGCAAATACACGAAGATGACGCTGGGCACCGTCGCGGATGGGTTGGAGGGGAACACCATCTCCCCGCGTCAGATCCCAGCCGGGAGCATCGGCGGGAGCAAACTGGCGATCAATTCGGTGGGAACGGGCCAGCTGCAGAGCGGATCGGTAGGTTCTCTTCAGATCCAGGACGCTGCCATCGGGTCGGCGCATATCCAGCACGCCGCCATTGAGCAGGCGCACATACAGGAAGCGGCGATCATCTACGCACACATCGCTGAAGCCTGTGTCGAAGCGCTGAAAGCAGGCTCGCTGGAAGCGGTTACGGCAAAGATTCAATCACTCAAAGCCTCTGACATCCAAACGGATACGCTGGCATCCGCGCTGGCGGCGTTTACCGTCGTCACGGCAGGGACGGCGACCTTTGATGCAGCGACCGTCCGGCATCTTGTGGCGGAAGCGCTGAATCTGGAGTTTGGCGTCGGGGACGACGTCTTTATCAACAACCTGAAAGTTGCCTACGCCCAGGTCGTGTCGGCCGCGATCAGCAATCTCTGCATCAAGGCGTCGGACGGCTATTACTATACCATCGACGTCGGCGCGGATGGCAGTGTGACTGCCAACAGGGCGACAGTCACGCAGGAGGAGATCAACTCCGGGCAGACGGCAGACGGCGCGGTCATATTGGAAACCGGGATCACGGCTCAGAGCCTGAACACCGGCAGCTTGCTGGCTACCTACGCGCTGGTCAACAAGATCGATGCCGCACGGATCGACGTGGGTACGCTCATGGCGCGCCAGGCGTTTATCGACGCCCTCTATACCAACCAAATCTACGGCGGACAGAGTCTGGAA